ACGGATGTAGATGAAGCAGACCAACTGTTAGCAGAGATCACTGGGGAATCAGATAGTGATGATGATGCAGAGTCATTACTTTGTGAACTGAATGATGTAGTAGATATTGATATAGCTAGTGATAACAGTATTGATGATGGGGATGGGCTTGTGCAATCGGCATTTGGCGAGACCCACGCACCCCCGACCCCCAAAAATGAGCCTTTGCCTGCCTCAGCCACCTTGCATAGTATTCCGCACACTGGGAGTGATGATATAACTAACCCGAACATTGTACGGGTGACAATTCCTTCAGAATCAAACACTTACGTGTCAACTAGTATAAACCCTAATATAGAAACACCCCCCCTTAGTGTTTCAAATGAAAATGGGTAGGGGTATATTTTTGAAAAAATTTGTTTCCCTTGGCGATATAAAAAATGCAATAGAGGTGCTTGAAAGCTATAAAGAAGAGCACAACCCAGACGGGGAACTCTATTTTGCATTAGCAATCGCAGTACATATTATGGAAAGAGATTTAAATGGGGTCATGATGGATTTGATGTATACGGGTAGGGATGCTAGGTATGACTCCTAAGCAGAAGACGATCTATATTATTATTGATGAGTTCTGGCGTAGGAACGGTTTTGGGCCGTCCATAGATGACATTATGGAAATGACGGGAGACAGGGGTAGGGGTAATGTTGCCCGTCAGATGTGGAAGTTAGTTGAGATAGGAATGTGTAAAGGGGTAAAGAATAGAGCTAGATCTATACGGCCTAGTTATTTAAAGGTAAGAGACATTGAGTAAGTTAATAGATTTTTTAGATTCACTTCCAGAAGGCGATAAAGAAAATATATTTGCTATGGCGCAAGGCTATGCCGATGCAAAAGTGCGTGAAAAATCTAGTAAGAAATTTATGGAGTTTGTAAAAGTGATGTGGCCTGGGTTCATCCATGGGCAACACCATGCGCTGATGGCTAAGAAGTTTGAAGAGATAGCGGAAGGGAAGATTAAAAGGCTAATTATTAATATGCCTCCCCGTCATACAAAGTCGGAGTTTGCCTCCTATTTATTACCAGCATGGTATTTGGGAAAGTTTCCTAGTCGTAAGATTATTCAATGCTCGAACACTTCGGAGCTTGCCGTAGGGTTTGGACGTAAGGTTCGTAACTTAGTTGATGGAGATACCTATGCCAAAGTCTTTCCAAATGTTTCTCTTAGACATGACTCTAAAGCTGCTGGTCGCTGGGCTACTAATGCCAATGGCGATTATTTTGCTATCGGTGTTGGCGGTACTGTTACAGGTAAGGGAGCTGATCTGCTCATTATTGACGATCCTCACTCGGAGCAAGAAGCCGCATTAGCCTCAGGAAACCCAGAGGTTTACGATAAAGTTTTTGAATGGTATGAGTCTGGACCACGCCAGCGTCTCCAGCCAGGAGGGGCAATTGTAATCGTAATGACCCGCTGGGGAAAGCGAGATTTGACAGGCAGAGTATTGCAAAGTATGGTCGAGCGAGACGGTGACGAGTGGGAAATTATCAGTCTTCCAGCAATTAAGAAAAACGAAAAACCGTTATGGCCAGAGTTCTGGAGCTATGAAGAACTTGTAAAACTACGCAATGTACTACCTATTTCTAAATGGTCAGCACAGTATCAACAAAACCCTACCTCGGAAGAGGGGGCGATTGTTAAGCGAGAATGGTGGCAAATCTGGGAAGAAAAGAACCCACCCATATGTGATTTTATTATCCAGTCTTGGGATACCGCCTTTACTAAGAACGAGCGTTCAGACTACTCAGCCTGTACGACCTGGGGGGTTTTTAAAATAAATGAAGACCCAAACAATGTTAATGTCATTTTGCTCGATGCCCATAAAGAACGACTAGAGTTTCCAGAGCTTAAAAAAAGGGCTATGGAACTTTATCAAGAATGGCAACCTGACGCTTTTATTGTGGAGGCAAAAGCCTCTGGCGCTCCGTTAATTTATGAGTTACGCTCTATGGGAATACCAGTTCAAGAGTTTACGCCAGTAAGGGGAAATGATAAGATTAGCCGTATTAATGCGGTGGCGGATTTGTTCGCCTCAGGAAAAATTTGGTGTCCACCTACAAGATGGGCAGAAGAGGTAATGGAAGAGATGGCTGCGTTTCCTAATTCAGATCACGATGACTTAGTAGACTCAACAACCCAAGCTCTCATTAGATTTAGAAAAGGCGGGTTTGTCAAGCTCGATTCAGACGAGCCAGACGAACCAACTTATAGACGCAAAGCAGCATACTACTAAGGATTTACTATGGCAATGGAAAAAGCACTGTATGAATTACCAGCTGGTCTTGGAGCAATTGATTCACAAGAACCTGATATGGTAATTGAAATTGAAGACCCAGAGTCTTTAACAATTAATGGCTTAGAGCTTGCCAAAGAAGATCTAGAAGAAGGCCCTGACCAGTTTGATTGTAATCTAGCAGATTACATTAGTGATGGTGAGTTAGCAGAAATTGCTGGCGATATTCTCGGTGATATTGATGCCGACATTGCATCTCGTAAAGACTGGATGCAAACCTATACAGACGGCTTAGAGTTATTGGGTTTAAAGATTGAGACTAGGTCAGAGCCTTGGGAAGGCGCTTGCGGTGTATATCACCCATTAATGTCCGAAGCCCTTGTGAAGTTTCAAGCCGAGACAGTCATGGAAACATTACCTCCATCTGGCCCAGTAAAGACTGTGGTTATTGGCCGTGAAACAGTAGATAAAATGGCAGCTGCTGATCGTGTTCAAAAGGACATGAACTACCAAATTATGGAAGAAATGCCTGAGTTTAGACCAGAGCATGAGCGTATGTGCTGGGGACTTGGGCTTTCAGGTAACGCTTTTAAGAAAGTCTACTACGACCCAAGTTTAGAGCGCCAAGTATCTTTGTTTGTTCCAGCTGAAGACCTCATTGTTCCTTACGGAGCATCAGACCTTCGTACCGCTGATCGTGTAACGCACATCATGCGTAAGACTAAAAATGAATTGCGCAAACTACAGATTGCTGGATTTTACCGTGATATTGATTTGGGTGAACCTTCTACTGCCTTTGATGAAGTTGAAAAGAAAATTGCCGAGAAGATGGGCTTTAGCGCTACCTCGGATGACCGCTTTAAACTTTGCGAGACACAAGTTAATCTAGACCTTCCTGGCTTTGAGCATAAAGTAGATGGAGAGCCAACAGGAATTGCTCTACCTTACATTGTGACCATTGAAAAAGGAACGCAAAATGTTTTGGCGATCCGTAGAAACTGGAGACCAGAAGATGAGACTAAACAAAAGAGAAACCATTTTGTCCATTATGGATACGTTCCTGGCTTTGGTTTTTATTGCTTTGGCCTTATTCATCTTGTCGGTGCTTTTGCTAAGTCTGGCACTTCTATTATCAGACAACTTGTTGACGCAGGGACTTTATCGAATTTGCCAGGTGGCTTTAAGACCCGTGGCTTGCGTGTAAAGGGTGACGATACCCCAATCGCTCCAGGTGAGTTCCGTGACGTAGACGTTCCAAGTGGAGTTTTAAAAGACAATATCCTGCCTTTGCCGTACAAAGAACCTTCACAAGTTCTCTATTCTTTATTAGGAACTATCGTTGATGAAGGCCGTAGATTTGCCTCTGCAGCTGATTTAAAGATTGCCGATATGTCAGCTAACTCACCAGTTGGTACAACTCTGGCTATTCTAGAGCGCACCCTTAAAGTAATGTCTGCAGTACAAGCCCGTGTTCATTACTCATTAAAGCAAGAATTACAGCTGCTTAGAGACATCATCCGTGACTACACCCCACCAGACTATGACTATCAGCCAGATATTGGTACTCGTTTTGCCAAGCAGTCTGACTACGACAACGTAGATGTAATCCCAGTTAGCGATCCTAATGCTGCAACCATGAGTCAAAAGGTTGTTCAGTACCAAGCCGTTTTACAGTTGGCCCAGCAAGCTCCGCAAATCTACGATATGCCACAGCTACACCGCCAAATGTTAGATGTTCTAGGTATTAAGAACGCTAAAAAATTGGTAAAACTGGAAACAGATAAGAAACCAGAAGACCCAATTACTGAAAACATGAACATTATGAACATGAAACCAGTTAAGGCTTTCCTATATCAAGATCACCAAGCACACATTCAGGTTCATATGAACGCTATGAAAGATCCTAAGATTGCAGCTTTGATTGGCCAAAACCCAAATGCCCAAGCAATTGGAGCAGCTGCTATGGCTCACATTAATGAACACTTGGCTTTTGAATACCGCAGACGGATGGAGCAACTAATGAATGTTCAGTTGCCAAATCCAGAAGAGGAAAACGAAAACGGTATCCCAAGAGAGATGGAAGTTCAAATCTCTGTTTTGGCTGCACAGGCTTCAAATGCATTATTGGGTCTCAATCAAAACGAAGTTGCTGCACAACAAGCGCAACAAGCTGCACAAGATCCAGTTATCCAAATGCAAGCCAAAGAACTTCAGCTCAAAGAAGCAGAAGAAATGCGCAAAAAGCAAAAGGACGTTATGGACGCAGCTGCGAAAGCAGATCAACTCCGTGTCGAGCAAGAGCGTATTGCTTCACAAGAGCGCATCGCTGGTGCACAGTTGGGTGCAAAATCTGCAACCGACAAAGAGAAGTTGGAATTATTGAAAATGAAAGAGGGCTTTCAGATCGGCAAAGAAATGGCAGATATGAATAAACCCCAAGAAAAACCTAAAAAAGGAAATAAAGACTAATGGATAGAAATTTGGATTACCTCTTAGATGAGTACAAAGAACGTATAGATGTCCTCAAACAGGCCGTTGCAGCGGGAAATTGTCAGTCTTTTGAGGAGTACAAATATGCTTGCGGACAACTTCGGGGTCTGGAGTCCGCTTGCTTATTAATTACAGACCTCCAACAAAGACTGGAGAACTCGGATGAGTGAAATCCTTATCGGCTCAAATCCCGATAACCCACAAATAGTGGGAGCTGTAAGTTTTACCGCAACAAGTGAAGAAAAAGCAAAAGCCTTACCAGAACCATCTGGATACCGTATTTTGGTCGCAATACCAGAGCAAGAGAAAGAGTATGAAAGTGGAATCCTCAAAGCGGATCAAACCATGCACTACGAAGAAGTACTTTCGACTGTCTTTTTTGTTGTCAAAATGGGTCCAGATTGCTTCCAAGACAAGACCAGGTTCCCAAATGGTCCTTGGTGCAAAGTCGGTGACTTTATTCTAGCCAGACCAAACACTGGCACAAGACTAAAGATCCACGGACGTGAGTTTAGGATCATTAACGATGACTCAGTTGAGGGCGTTGTTCAAGATCCACGAGGCATAACAAGAGTTTAAGGAGAAATCATGGCTCAAATGCAGCTTGAGGAATTTAAATTTCCCGATGAAATAGAAGTTCAGGCTCAAACACCTGAAGATGAAATAGAAGTAGATGTAATTGACGATACACCAGAGGAAGATCGGCTAAATGCAACACCGATGCCCAAGGAATTGGTGGAAGAAATTGATGCAGATGATTTAGAAGCCTATTCTGGCGAGGCAAAAGTTCGCTTAATGCAGATGAAAAAGGTCTACAACGATGAACGTAGACGTGCTGAAGATGCAGAAAAGGAAAGACAAGAGGCAATTAACCTTGCTAAATCAGTTTTAGCCGAAAATCAAAAGTTAAAAGGCAAATTATCTGCTGGAGAGAAGGATCTTGTATCAAATGTTAAGCAAAACATCAGTTATGAGCTGGAAAAAGCTAAACAAGAGTACAAAGATGCCTATGATTCTGGTGATTCTGACCGTTTAGTAGAAGCACAGGAAAAACTGACCGAAGTAAAGTTTAAATCTCAGGAATTAGACCGCTATCGTCCAGAATTTTCTGAAGATGCTTTACAATCTCAAGAATCTAGTGTACAAATACAAAATCAAACCCAACGTTTGGACTCAAAAACCCAAGCGTGGCTGGACAAAAACCAGTGGTACGGGAAAGATGATGACATGAGTTATCTGGCTCATGGCATACATAGAAGGCTAGAAAGAGAAGGAGTCCCAATAGGCTCTGACTACTACTGGCAGACTATAGATGCAGAAGTACACAGACGATTCCCCGAAAAATTTGGGGGAGGCGAAGAAATCAAACCCTCTTCGGACGCAGAAATCAAACCCTCTGCTAAAAAACCTGCAACTGTCGTTGCCCCCGCTACTAGATCTACTTCGCCAAAACGAGTAACTCTTACGATGCGGCAACAAGCATTGGCTAAGAAATTAAACCTTACTAATGAGCAGTATGCTCGTGAACTTAACAAATTGGAGTCTTAAAATGGCTGAAACAAGAGCACCTAGAGAAGTAACAAACCGTCAACAATCCATTCGTCCAGAAGCATGGAAACCGCCTGAATTGTTGCCAGAACCAGACAAACAGCCTGGTTATGCTTATCGTTGGATTCGAGTTTCTACTTTGAACAATGCCGATCCCCGCAATCTTTCTGCCAAACTCAGAGAAGGTTGGGAACCAGTACTTGCTTCAGAGCAGCCAAAGTTTGAGCTGTTAGTCGATCCTCAAAGTCGGTATCAAGACAAAATTGAGATTGGCGGGTTGTTGTTATGCAAAACCCCAGTAGAGTTTGTTGAGCAGCGTAGTAATTATTACGCCAATCAAACACAAGCCCAAACGGATGCTGTAGATAATAACTTAATGCGCCAAAGCGACCCACGGATGCCTCTCTTCAAAGAGAATAAGTCCTCAAGTAGCGTTGGTAAATAGTATTTTTTTAATTAATTAGGAGAATTAAATGGCTTATCCAACCGTTTCAGCTCCCTACGGCCTAGAGCCGATTAACCGTATTGACTTTATGCCATATGCTGGCGCAACACGTCAATTACCGATTGCTAGTACTTATAA